TAAAAGAAAGATTGCTGTACATCTATACTACCGGTAGGACTTAGTGTAACGTCTAATACATCATTACCTAATCTCCAATCTTTACTATACAGAGGTAAGTTTAATCTATTTACTCCTAAGTCTTCAGTTATAGCTGTAGCTGTACTACTTGGTAGACTATTTACCTCAAAATGGTGTTTAAAAGTTTTAAAGGTAACATTTTTACATTCGTATTCTTCTGAATATAAATCTCTACCGTTACTTGGTTTAAACTCTATAGTATATTGAAATAATTTATTTCTTGCTTCACTGTTATTATGCTCATACTTAGTATTTGTAATAACTATAGGTACATAATTATCTTGCTGTCTAATATATACTTCAGGACTATCTAATAATTCTTTTAACCAATTGGATATACTCTCACCTAACCAGTCGGTAGTAATAGTGTACGTATCGAATGACTCCTCGTAAAAGACTTTACCTCCGCCGGTTTCTATATCGTAAGTACTAACTTGTCCACTATAGTCAACTTTAGGGAGAGATACAATTTTTTTCTGTGCATTAGAAGTTCTTCTTAAAGGTTGGAAGCAATCATAATAATCATAAAAACCAAATTGATTGATAAAAGCAAACTGTACGTATTCTGTATTTAGAGGTACTGTTAAACTATCTTCATTTTCACTACCTACTAAATTTTGTTGATATACTCTGTTGTTAAATACATTATCTCTTATAAAGTATCTTGTATCGTCTCTACCTGGTGCATTTATATCTATTTCGTTTATAGTACCGTTATCTATATACGCTCTCCATTCGTATGTGCTAGTATCAGGATCTAAAACATTACTTAAGTTTTTAGGTCCTATACCCCAAGTAAAAAATGCTTGATTAAAAAATTCAGAGTTAAAAGCTCCTGGAATTAATGTATCAGCTTTAACTGCTGTTCTACTATCTCCTGTGTTTAAAAAACCTTGTACTACTATAGCTGCTGTAGTAGGAGAAGTATTTGCATTGTTATATTGTGTTACCGTACCGTAATCTGCTTTAGTAAAAAATTGAGTATCTTCAATCCATCCTCCGGCATATTGCTGTGTAGGGTAATTAGTAAGTAAGTTACTTCTTGAAGAAGAAGCAAATGGTATATCACCAAATGAAGCAGAATTAAAATTATATCCTGCATTAAGTACTGTATCAGTACCTTTAGGGTCTAATGTACCTGGAAATAACTGTATATAATTGTCGCTACTACCGGTATATATTGTTAGTGAACTAGATATACTTGTACCATATGCTTCACCGGCTTTAACGTTAAATGTTTTTACTGCATTTATAGGATTACCTATAGAACCTGTATAAGGAGTACTACCGTCTTCTTGATTTATTTTCCAAAAGTTATCATAAGATAAATAACTATTGAATATACCAGATGGTTGAAACTCTGCTACACCGTTTGCATTTGGTACTTGAAATTGTCTATCTAATCTTTCTGTACTACCGCTTAAGTAAATGTCTAATACGTAATTGTATTGTGGATGGGTTATATCACTACCAGATACCGTGTATACTAATTTAGTACCGGTAACATTAGGAGTTGTAGGTTGTGATATAATACTTACAGCCATTATCTATCATATCTTTGATTAGCGTAACTAAACTCAATATCATATTTAAATGTTTTCTCTCTATTGTTGTTTAGAGCCCAAGTATAGTTTTTATTTGTTATTACTATAGGTACAAAGTTAGCACCTTCCTGTACGTATACCTCAGTACTATCTAACATTTGTGTTAACCAGTCTGAAGTTTCTTTATTTATGTAATCTGTAGATACTACATACTTATCGTCAAAGGCTATATTGTATTGATCTGTTCCTCTACGGGTAATATCGTAAAAAGAAGTAGGACTACTATAATCTACGTTTGGTTTATCAAAGCTGTTACGTTTTAAGTCAGTAGATTCTTTTATAGGTTTATAAATGTTATAGTAATCAAAGAAACCAAAGTTATTTATAAAAGCAAATCTTATTGATTCTCCTGTTCTTACACAAGTATCGTTTCTTTTATACCAGTACGTTTTATCAGAAGCATCTGCTAAAGTAAACTCTATTGAGTAGTACTGCCAATTGGTGTTATCAAATTGTGTTTGAAATACTCCTCCTTTATCTATAAAGTTTTGTACTCCGGCCGGTATATTATAAAACTCAGATCCAAAGCCTGATATTGCATTAGTTGCTAATAATGATCCTGCAGAGTTATATGTTCTATAAGCTACAGTACTTAAAGCACTACTACCATAACCTACCGATAAAGTTTCATAATCAGTAGATTTTATATTCTTAAATTTATCTGTCTGTGTAAGATCTATAGCATCAGTAGTTACAAAAGGAAAATTACTTAGTACGTTAGTCGCCGGATATGAACCAGTATTGAAGTTAAATGAACCTGCATTAGGATCTATTGTACCTGGAAATGCTACTATGTCTGAAGTAGCACCTCCTGGGTATATAGTAACTGAACTACTAATGCTTGTACCGTAACTTTCACTATAGTGTAAGGTAAATTCTTTAAACGTTTCTAATGCTGCTGTTGATACTGTAGTTTTCCAATCGTTATCGTAGTCTAAATTATCTTGTAATATTTGAGATACTTCTATTATACCACTACCATAAGCGTTAGGGTAAGAAAAGAATCTACCAAGTCTAGCTGAAGAACCACTTAAGTGAATATCTATTACGTATTGATATTGCGGTTGAACTGCTAAAGAACTACTTAAACTGTATACTAATTTAGTTCCTGTTACGTTAGGTGATGAAGGTTGTCCTAATACTGTTACTGCCATTATTGTAATTTTTTAAACTTTAATGCTATATTATCTGCTATATCATCTGCTAATGCTTGATACCCTACACTATCCATTACTTGATTAGTTGCAGGTACTATAAATGGTTGAGGTTGTATACCTTTTTTGTAAATACTAACTCTTGCACCATACGGCAGATTACCTCCTATCATTTTCCAGTTACCGGTAAATTTACCAGGAGGGTTAAAACTTTGAGGATTCTTAGTTACTCTTTCTTGTGTACCAGATATACCACTATCTTGAAAATAACCATAATCAAACATCTTAGTAGATATAGTTATTATATCTCTGGCTACATTAACCATAGTTTTTATAGAACCAGCTAAAGCACCGGTATTTCTAGGTGCTAACTTTTTTTGACGAGCCTCTATAAGTCTGGCTATTCTATCTACTATTGGTTTTATATTCATGTCTTAAGGATATTCTGGGTATACACAGTAATTAAGGTTAAACGGTGTTACTATATCTATATTAGCAACCCAGCCAAATACTCTATTTTGAAAGCCTTCCATTACAGGAACACAGTCATTTACTACCATACTATAGTTTTGTTGTATAGCAGTAGGACCAAATTCAAAGTAAGACATTAAGTCGTATATGTAAAACTCCGTGTCAGCAAGTAACTCTACATGACTTGATGACTTAAGTTTAGGTATATCTAGACTGTATAATTCGAACGATAAGGTACGTTCTCTATCTACTACTAAACTATTCATTGGTCTTAAGAATATGTAAGGATATTTTCTATTGACCGCCGAAGCATCTAAATAGTCTATAGTACCGCTATCAAATGAAGCTATGGCTAAATGTGCATCACATCTAGACTTAAATAAGTCTATTATCTCTGAATAGGGTACGTTACGAAGTAATCTTTCTGCTGACATCTTTTACTTTTTGTAGGTTAACACCTCTTAGCATACCTGCTATTTGGTTATGGTTATAGTAGCCTGTCTCTAACATGGCTTTAATTTTTTTATCTATATCTGACTCTTTAGTAGATACTTTTTTCTTTCTATGAGAACCATCACAAAATCCTTCTTCATTATCTGTATTACCGCAACCACATTTTGGTTTAGTATCTAGATCTTGCTCTGGCTTGCTGTACTTGCCTGTTTTTTTCTTTTTCGATTTCATTGTTATAGTCTTTATCTATTTCTAAATAATTTAATGCAAATAAAAGGTTTAAATCAGTTAAGCAACTATCTCCTGTGATTGAAAGAGCGTTGGACTTAGAGAGTTGGTAAAGCGTACCAAACCATCCCCAGTGTTCTCCAAAAGATTTTCCATTATTATTATCTCGTTCTTCATCTTCTCCGTCCACGTTATCTTCTCCCTGGAAAAAGCTGTATTGTTCAAATATAGGCTTCCTGTGCTCAAAAAAAAACTAATAGCACCTAAAAATAAATGAACTGGAAACTTTTTAAACTCATCTTCTACTTCTAGTCTTTTATCTGACTCGTACTTTTCTACTGTATACTTATCGAAGACTTTTTCGGTTTTATTATTTACCACCTCTATGCCTTGTCTTGTAATAGTAGATAATTTACCTAAACTATGTTTTTTTATAGGTCGGTAAAGTATGGCAGCTACCTTATGCATATTATTCTCAAGATCTTTACAATAGGTTTCTAAGTCTATGTACTCTCCTAAAGTAGCTTTACGTATGCTTGAGTAACCGTATAATTCATCTTTCCATTTAACTATAGGAAAAAAGAAATTATTATGGTCAGCAATACCGGCATATAAGTTACTAACTTTAGTTAAACTATCTAAATCCCAATGTCTTACTTCATCAAATGGTTCTCCAGTTAATTTAGATACAGTGTATACTAATTTACCAAATTTATTTTGACCTTGGTAAGAGTTTATTTCTCTATACTTATCAATTGAAATATACTCCGGAATCTGTAACTTTAAGTTTTTAGTCTTATTTGCCATTGTCTTTAATAAATATCTATGTGTATCCTAAAAGGACTTATGTTATTTTGGTCTTGAAAAAGACGGTCTTATATTGTTTACGTTTTTTATTGTTAAAGGTCTTCTTTCCATAAATTGTACTCTACTATAATTAGCAAGCATTAATGAATCGATAAAATCATCATGACCGCCACTACTATGACCAAAGCTTAGTTTACCAGTAGGACTTAATTTATAAGTATACGTAGCAAACTCTCTATGTAGATTTGGACATAATTCAGCTGATGGTAATTCTATAGTACAAGTCTCTATATCGTTAATTAGCTTTCTAACCATTTCTGTCTTATTGTTGATATTAGTATCAAACCTTTTTATACGTCTATGCTTTGGTTGAACTAAGTCAAACATTGCTCTACCAATACCATTCGTCTCTATATAGCCACCTACTACATTGTATCCTTGTAACTCCTTTAAAAAGAGCGTGGCTGCCGTATTGATATCTGTTTGTGATATACTTACTACGTTCATTACTCTACCTATTGGAGAGACAAGAGTCATAACACTTGCATCATCACTTAGTCCGGTATCTATTCCTACGTATACATCTCCTCCTCTTCTATACTCTCCTACATAGGCTACTTTCTCTATAGACTTAAATACATCATTAGCACTATCTCTAAATTCGGCTAAGTATTCGGTAGCGTATATATCTTCCGGTAAAGATGCTTTAGCTTCGTCTAATAACGTTTGACTTATGTATGGACATTCTTCTAAGGTTATTCTATGAGATATAACATCATTCTTCATATACCAGTTAAAGAAATGATTCTTACCAGCCGGTGTAGATACTAATAAACATTTTTTACCGTTAGGGTTTAGTGTAGGTAATAATATTGTACTTATTACGCTATCCTTGATATAAGCCGCTTCATCCAGTATAAGATGGGTAAACCTAAATCCACGTATATTATCTGCTGAGTCACTACTTAAGAACTTTATAGTACTACCATTGATAAATGTTATAACGGCTTCCATACGGTTACTAGACTCTACTAAGTCAGGTGCTGCTTGTACTATTTGATCTAATACACTCTTAGCTTGACTAAAGGTAGGACTACACCAGCCTATCTTTTGATTCTTCTTTTGTAATCCCCAATACATAGCAAAGTTAATTGCAGCTAAAGTCTTGCCACTACCACGAGGTGCTACAAGGGTTCCGAATAAATCATCGGTAACTACAAATTTATCTATAAAGGTTTGCTGTGCTTTATATGGAGTAAATAATTTTACGTTCACCAGGCTTCTATTCTTTTAGTTGATATCTCTATATAGTGAGGATCTAAATCTATACCGGTATATTCTCCTCCAAACTCTTTTACGGCCATACCTGTAGATCCTGAACCATTAAATGGATCTAATACTTTACCTCCTTTAGGAGTTACTAAAGTTACTAAGTATTTCATTAACGATACAGGTTTTACTGTAGGATGATTATTATGCTTGGTAGTCATCTTATCTAACTTAACAGCTAATCTTTCTCCTTTCTCTGACCAAGGTCCTACATCTTTACCGGTTATAGGTTCGTGCATTTCTAACCCTATATTTCTTTCCTTACGATTAACTTTAGGGCTAAAGAAGTACTTTTGATAATCTCCTAAATCACCTAATACATTAGCAGGATATCTACCGTTTACCTTAGTATCTGTTGTATTGAGTATATTACCTTTACCTTTCTTCATTGCCATTAGTATAGGTTCATGTGCTGGTTTAAGTAAGTTTTTACTCTTAGGAAAGTTATTATTCTGTAACCACATTAATTGGTCTCTTATCTCAAAGCCTATATCTTCTATATTAGTAGCTAATCTATGGTAGGTTCTTGCAGAAGAAAAAGCTAATAAATGACCTCCGGGTTTAAGTACTCTAAGACATTCTCTCCATACCTCTATAGCTCCTGTATTGTTATCCCAATCTCTTTTAAGAAACTCTATACCGTAAGGAGGATCTGTAACAATAGAATCAAAATAATTGTCTGAGTATATTTTTAATACATCAGCACTATTACCTGTATGTAATGTCATAAACTTTATTTAGTCTGGTGCATTAAAGGATACCTCTATGTCTCCCTTTATCTCTGCTTGTATCTTTTGTATATCGTGTCCTGTATACTTAACTATCTGATCTATAGCTCTTTGTCTAATCTTAGGATCTTCGTCTGCTAATAATCTAGTTAGTTCGTCTGTTGCCGGACCTAATAACTTATTTAGTCTTTCTTTCCAACTATCATCATATAGATTCTTAGACTTAGTCCAATAGGTTGTATAGGTCTGTTCTGACTTATCTCCATAATGCTTATGGCAATATTCTATCCAATGCTTAAACTTAAACGGTTCATTATTTTCGTATCGAAGGTGGTAACACGCCTCGACTCTCTTATTTATCTCACTATTTGGTAACTTATCTCCAGCCATCGCTTATATTCTGTTTATATATTTTTTAATAAATAGCTCTATTCTGCCAAATGTAGGTACCAGCAATCTTCCATAATTAATTTACGCCATCCGTACTTTACATACCTTTTAAGTATCTCTACTTTATCAAATTGCCATCCGTA